CGCAAAGCCTATCAAGCTGGACGAGAACGAGATGCGCGCGGCACGGGCTGCGGGCATGACCCCGGAGGAATACGCGGCGCTCCGCGACGCGACCACGCAAGATGACTAAACACGAAGGAGGATGAAAGAAATGGCCGATACCTCGGCTGGTTTCCGATTCCGCTACCGCCTCTCGGGCGGGCAGCCAACCATACAGAACCTCGTGATCAAGGACACGGAAACGCTGACTAAGGGCGACCTCGTGAACCTGGAGAGCGGCGAGATCGACCTAGCGGCCACCAACGACGCCGCGCTGGTTGGGATTGTGCTTGAGACTAAGGCAGGCACGGATTCGACCACCATCTACGAAGTGATCACCGACTCGGACGCGGTGTACGCCGTCTACGACGCGAACGCCCGTGTTATTGGAGCGCAACTGGACATCGCCGGCACAACCGGCGCTATGTCCGTCACTACTGACAGCAACCATGATGTGCAGGTTGTGGCGAACAGCACAGCGACCGAAGAGACGCTTGTGATGATCGCCCACGGCGAGCACTTCACCAACTAGAGGGGGGTGACCTAAATGCCAGCGACTAAAGGCCAATGGGCATACGCCCTCGATCCATCCATCGGGCAGTTCTTCTCGGTCGGATACAACGGTCTCCCCCGCATGCGGGAGACGTTCTTCAACGTCATTCCCTCTGAGGTCGATAGCGAGTATACGGTCGGCTTCGGTGGCATCGCGCCGGAGGTATGGGACACCTACCAGAAGTCCGGCACCGTGCCCAGCATGTCGTTCGACCAAGGATACAAGACCACGTTCACACACAAGCTCTTTCCCGGGCAGATACGCATTGACCGGACGCTGTGGGAAGACAACCGGCATTCGCAGATCCTCAACATGGCTCAGGAGCTGGGCCGCAGCGTAGCAAACAAGATCGAGGCGGACGCCGCGTCGCTCTTCAACTCCTATGCCACGGCGACGGTGCTTGGTGGCGACGGGAAGCCGTTGTGCGACAACAGCCACCCGAACAGCCCGGCGAAGTCGGCGGCGACGCAAGATAATCTCTTCACAGGTACGGCGCTGACGGCGGACAACGTGGAGACGGTGCGGCAGGCGATGATGAGCTTCACGGACGATGCCGGTAACAACATCGGCTGCGTTCCGGACCTGCTCTTGGTGCCGCTCGCTCTGGATAACACGGCTAAGACCATCGTAGGTTCCACCGGTATTACCGGATCGGCCGACAACGACATCAACCCGCAGTATGGGCGCTTCCGTTCTGTCGTGTGGCCGCGATTGACGAGTGCGACCACGTGGTTCTTGATCGATTCGGCCATGATGAAACAGTCGCTCCTCTGGTACAGCCGGGTGGAGCCGTCTATCACGCGCAAGAACGAAGACGACACGATCTTTGCCACCTGGATTACGCGCTTCAGGTACAGCTACGGCTGGCGGGATTGGCGCTGGATCGCCGGGTGCGCCGCCTAACTCGGACTGGCCTAACTAGCTGAGGGCGACTCCGGGCGCCCTTGGTCCGATGCGAAAGTAGGGATTCATGGGATACACGCACTTCTCAGGCGTTGACGCAACGCTTCTCAAACTTGCCGGGGCGGCCGTGACCGCAACTGCGGGAGAGGTCAACCTGAACGATGACCTGCCCGCGTCGTTTTCGTTTACGCCCGCGGCCGGTGCCGCGAACATCTCACTGGTTACCATCCAAGCTACGGATGCTGCCGGGGCCGCCATGGCACGGGCCTGCATCTTCCTCTGCTACCTGTGCGACGCTGCAACGGGTATCGGGCTGACCGGTACCACTGCATCCGGCGCGGTCACAGCCTCATCGGGCAATGGAACGGACTTCGGCGCGATCACGGCCAAGAAGGCGTTCATCGCTCAAACCAAGGCCGACGGGACCTTCATCCTGTCGATCACGGACACGGCCAAGACTGCATTCTACGTCTGCGCAGTGCCACTCCATGGCGGGGCTCCGAGTGTGTCCGCAGCACTCACCGTTGGGAACTACGGCTAAAAGGGGTGGTGTGGTGATTCGTCGATACACCATTCCGCAGATCGTTTGTAGCGGCTCGGACGGTTCGGCCACGGGTACGGGTGCGAGCAGCGTCCCCATCAATGGGAAGCTGCTGGCTATCCATCTCAACCACAGTACAGGCGCGGTTACGTCCGACGTGACGGTGGCAACCACGCAAGCCCCCACACAAACGCTGACGTCCAAGGCCAACTCTGTTACCGACGGCTGGTTTTACCCGGTCGTGCAGTCCACCGGCGCCGTCGATGGTGCGGCGGTGTCGGGTGCTTACGCGCCGCTCTACCTTGATGATTACGTCACCGTGTCTGTGGCGCAGGCTAATGGCGCCCAGACGCTAGACGTTACACTCCTGGTAGACGTGGACTGACGTCGTGGGATTCTCGTACGACACGACACTGGCGACCGACGTCGATAGATTGCGGTTCAACGTAGGTGACACCGTCTCCGGTTCCGGGCCGAAACCGGACGATGGCAACTTTACCGACGAAGAACTCGCGGGCATCCTCGCATCAGAGGGGTCTATCGAACGAGCGACCGCATATGTATGCGACGCGCTTTCGATCATGTGGTCCCGGCACGTCAGCTTCACCGCCGACGGTACCCAGATCGCGCTCTCGGACGTCTCTCGCCGGTTCGCCGAACAGGCGTCCTTGTGGCGCACGAAAGCCGGACGTCGGGCGGGCAGTCGGAGTGTCACCCGGATAGACGGCTATTCGTCCGGCCTGGACAACGTGACCGCAGTATCGTCCGATGCTGACTAGCGTCAATCGCAACGTCATGACGGCGGCCGCAGAGGCCGTGATGCACGATCTCTGTGAAATAGGTGCGATGACGCGGACGGCTGACGCCCACGGGCAGCTTATCCCAAGCTACAGCTACGGCGCGTCTATCGTGTGTGGATTCGACCCCACCGGGGGTCGGGGCGCGCGTGAGGCCGTCACGATGTCCTCGGGCGTGACGCTCTCAGAGCAGACACCAACGGTCAGACTCCCGCTAGGCACGGTGGTCTTGCAGGGCGACCGGGTGAAGATCACCACCCGCGCCGGGGTGGCGCTGACGTCTGCTCTCGTGTACGACGTGGTAGGCGCGGTGCGCCAAGGTCTGACATCCGTACTCGTCAGCCTCGGGAGCACGGCTCCATGAGCGGGATCCGTGGTGTCGATTCACTCATGCGCACGATGAACTCGCGTTCCCAAGGTCTCCGGCGGGAAGTGGTGTTATCCGCACTGGCCGCCGGGGCGATGGTGCTGGAAGGTGAGATGAAGCTGCGTATCCGTGACAACGACGATGTGGACACGGGCAATCTGATGAACGCGTTTGGTCAGCAGCCGACATCCGACCATTCATTGGCGCTTGTCGTCATGGCGGAATACGGCGCCTATCACGAGTACGGCACCGGGATTTACGCCGAAGGTGGGAAGGGCCGCAAGACCCCATGGGTCTACTTCAACGAGCGCGCAGGGCATTACGTGACCACCAAAGGTATGCCCGCTAAACCGTTCGCGCGCCCGGCGGTGGATGCCAAGCGTGGCGCCGCCGCGCGGGCCGTCGCGCGGGCACTGGCACGGAAGCTGCGATGACGACGCTCAAGCAAGAGCTGCGCGCCTACCTGATCGCCGACACGGATACGGCCGCCATAGTCGGTACCCGCGTCTACCCGGCGCACGTGTTCCCGCAAGGGACCACGCCGCCCTGTATCACCTATTTTCAGCTGGCCGAAGTGACCGTAGTAGGCCGCCTGGTGCGCGCGCATTTGCAGTTCGATTGTTGGGCCGCGACCGACCTGGCCGCCACGACTCTCGCCGATACTCTGCGGGAGGCCCTCGCGGGCTTTCACGGTGCATGGGGATCGCTTCACGTAAATTCCACCGTCGTGAACATCTCAGATGGGCCGCCGCTCCCCACCGCCGGTCTTTATCGGCAACTCCTAGAGGCGCAGGTCTTCTACCAGAGGCCCGCTACCTAGTATCTCGTTCCCCGGCCGCCCTCAGGCGGCCCGCTCACAACCCACAGGAGGCTAGCAGCGATGCGATTCATCCTGCCCCACGCCCCCGATGCTACCGCCACGAGCTTTGCCACTAAGGCCGGCGACTCCATCACGATCAAGCTCCCCTGCTCTGAGGCGGAGAAGGTCCAGATAGAGACGGCCCTCGGCATCGCGATGGTGGGAGCGCCGGAGCGGCCCAAGAAAACGGACGGTGACGTATGAGCGTAAATCCCGGCAACTATGGCTTCTACATGGAAAAGCAGTCGGCCAAAGGCGTAGCGGCGACCATGGCCGCCACGTCGATGTTCCTGGAGCGAATCGACGGCGATCTCATGGTGGATAAGGAGTGGGCCAAGCTGCAGACCGGGGGCACCTCGGGCTGGGGCGGCGGCCGTGCGTATCTGAACGGCGTCAAGATGACCGCCGACACGCTGACCGTCATGGTGTCCCCCAAGATGGCCGGCGCGGTCATGTCCTGGATCCTGGGAGACGATTCGATCGCGGGTGCCGGTGACCCCTACACGCATACCATCATCCCGGCGGCCACGTCGCCGTGGGTCACGGTATGGCGACAGGTTGACGATGAGTGGATACGCTTCGAGGACTGCAAAATCATTGAAGCGGACTTCCAGGCCGCGAACGATGGCGATGCTATCGTGGCCCGCCTGGCGCTGAAGTTCGCGGTCTGCGCGCTGCCGGTGCACCTCGATGCAGCTCCGGCCAACCTGGCCGCCAAAGAAACGCAGTTCTACACCTTCTGGATGGGTGAGGGCGCGTGGCTCGCCGACCTGGGCTCCGGTGCTGAGGCCAACCAAGCGGGCATCTCGCGGGTCAGCGTCAAGATCACCCGCCCGACGTCTACGCCGAAAGGTGAGACGTTC